GGAACAAGTTGGACAGAATTAAATGATATGGCAAGCACAAGAACAGAACATGGTGGTAGAGGTAATGCTCTTAATAATATGGTTGCAGGCGGACAAGTTACAAATGCAGCAAGCTATACTGGTACATCAGAAGAATGGACAGCGGGTTTAAGTAACAAAACAATTACAGCGAGTTAATTATGACAACTTATAAACAAATAAAAGGCGTAACAGTACAAACACTAGACAGTGATCCAGTATTAAATGTTAATTCTTGGTCATCTGGTGGATCTATGAACACTGATAGAGCAAGAGGTGCTGGTGATGGAATTCAAACTGCTTTTATAACTTTTGGTGGAACGACACCTTCTCCAGGAAGTCAATTAACAAACACTGAAACTTATGATGGAACTTCGTTTACAGAAGTTGCAGATTTAAACACAGGAAGAACTGATTTAGCAGGTGCAGGTACAACGACTGCATCTCTTGCTGCAACAGGTTCTGCGGGCACAGGAATAGGAACTTTTGTTGAATCTTGGAATGGATCTTCTTGGACAGAAACAACTGAAAATAATACAGCCAGATATCAATTAGCTGGATTTGGAATACAAACCGCAATGGTAATTGCTGGAGGTTTAGCACCACCTTTTTCTGCTTTAACAGAATATTGGAATGGATCCTCTTGGACTGAAGTGAATGATTTAAACACAGCTAGACAAGGACTTAATGAAAGTGGCACTGGAGTTTATACTGCTGGAATGGTAGCTGGTGGTAGAAAAGCACACCCAAGTAATCCGGGTCAAGAAGCTGCTGATACAGAAACATGGAATGCAACCAGTTGGACAGAAGTAGGAGATTTAAATGAAGCAAAACAATTAGGTGGACTTTTTGGAACATCTACATCAGCAATATATGCAGGTGGTGCAGATACTGCAACTCTCGCTGCAGTAGAATCTTGGGACGGATCAAGTTGGTCTGAAACTTCAGATTTAGCTACTGCAAGATATTATGTCTCTTCTGGAGGAGCGAGTGGCACATCAGGAATTATATCTGGCGGTGCTCCTGGAGCTGCAACAGAGGAGTGGTCTTTACCACCTCCAACATCAGCTATCTTAACTGAAGGTGATATATTTTTATCTGGAGGACAAACGTTAAAAGGTTTTGGAAGAGCAGCTGGGATACCAGCAGCAACTTTTGCAAGTGGAGGAAATTTAAATGTAGCTAAAAATGCTGCAGCAGGAGCGGGAACACAAACAGCTGGAATGTTTACAGGTGGAAGACTTGGCCCACCTTCTAATTTAGGTGTAAATCAAAATGAACAATATAATGGCTCATCTTGGACCGAAGTTAATAATTTGAATACGGCTAGATACGGATTAGGCGGAGCTAATTCAGGTTCTCAAACTGCAGCACTTGTTTTTGCAGGATATACAGATTCACCAGCGGGTGACAAAGCGGTTACAGAATCTTGGGATGGCTCTAGTTGGACAGAAGTTAATGATTTAAATACAGCTGGATCAAATGGGGCAGGATTTGGTAAACAAGGATCTGCTATATATTGTGGAGGAGATTCAAGAGGTTATAATAAAACTGAATCTTGGAATGGATCATCTTGGACAGAAACAACTGACCTGAACACAAACAGAGCACAAATGTCTGGATTTGGTATTTCAACAGCAGGATTAATAGCTGGGGGAGATCTTTATCCAGTAACATCTCCTACAAGATTGTCTGTTCAAACTGAACTATGGGACGGTAGTTCGTGGACAGAAGTAAATGATTTAAACACTGGTAGAAGAAGAATGGGTAACGGAGGATTTGGAACGCAAACAAGTGGTCTAGTTGCTGGTGGTTATACAACTACATATGTAGCTAATACAGAATCTTGGAATGGAACAAGTTGGACAGAGCGAACTGAAATACAAACTAGAGATATTACAACCGGAGTAGGAGGCGGCGCAGCTCTTGGATTTATCGCAGGAGGTGGAACTTCACCTGGTGCTATGTCAAACGCTACAGAAGAATGGACGGCAGATGCTACGTTATCTACAGTGACCGTATCATAGACTTGACCTTTATATAGAAAGGTATATAAAGAGATTAGAAATGAATAAAGGAGATAGAATGTCAAAAGAAAAACGTAATATAGCTACCAAGCTAGAAACAGAGTCAAAATATTTAACAAAC